TTGCGGCCAAGGCGATGGTCGATGCTGCGCAGACTGTCGACGAGGTGATGGAGGTGGACCTGCCGTAGGGCGGTCCATGGCAAATTATGGCGACCGTAATTATTCCAACATTCAAGGGCATGTCGCCGCGGACGTTCCGGCGGCATCAAGTCCGCGACCGGCTACGTCTCATTTTCAAGCGCGTCTGAGTTTGGTGTGTCAGGGATATTGGAGCAGTCCGACGACAAAGTTGGGGCTGTTGTTTTCGTAAACGAATCAATCGTCGGCGCGTCTGGTTTGAGGCAGAGGTACAGGCAAACGCCCAAGCTCGACGCAATCAGACTGGCGTGTGAGGTAGAAGTGGAGCAAATAACCCTGGCGATCTCGTGGTGGCAACTGGCAGGCACGGGAGGAACTCTTGCAACCGGAATAGCCGGCGGCGTGTTCGCCCTCATGCGGTGGTCCATCGTGAGAAACATCCAGGCTCTTGATCGTCGGTTTGATGCACTGGAAGAGCGCATGGACAAGACGGACGAGCGCCTGGACATCCTCTACCAACGCCAGGAAGCCCTAGTTCGCGAGACGACCACCAAGGCCGATTGCACCGCCTGCCGCAAGGACTGTCAGGACCGCGTGGCCCAGAACCAGCGCGAGATGCTTGAGTGGATGAGGCGCCAGGACGACAAGCTCGATAGGATCGTGATGATGATGGCCAACGCGCACAACGGACTGGGCGGCGTCACGAACGGGCCGCCAAAGAGGGGCTGACATGGACATCACAGGGATCGGAGCTGTGTTCGACTTTGGCTCCAAGATCATCGACAAGCTTTTCCCTGACAAGACCGAGGCCGAGAAGCTCAAGCTGGCCATGCTGCAGCAGCAACAGGCCGGCGAGTTCAAGGATCTCGAAATGCGATTCTCGGCCATCGTGGCTGAAGCGAACTCGCAGGACCCTTGGACCTCCAGGGCCCGCCCCAGCTTCATGTACGTCATGTACGCACTGCTCTTGGCCTCCCTGCCCATGGGTGTGCTCTTCGCGTTTCAGCCAGACACGGCCCAGGCCGTGACTGATGGTGTTGGCAGGTGGCTGAACGCGTTGCCCGAGGAGCTGTGGTGGCTGTTCGGCGCTGGCTACCTTGGGTATTCCGGGGCCCGAACTTTTGAAAAGAGAGCCCGGAAGTAGGTATGGCCGCAGACACCAGAGGCCAGCGCAGGCCTGACGAATTTTCCCCCATGCAGCTTCTCTTCATCGAGAAGTACATGCTGCATCGGTCTGCGCGTCGTGCCGCTGTAGAGGCGGGATACTCTGACACGGAGAATGCTGGTTGGCGGCTCCTCCAGAACAAGAAGATCGTGGACGAGATCAACCGCAGGAAGGAAGCCCAGCGGCGCCGCAACGAGCTGCTCGAGGATGAGGTCCTGCAGGAGCTGGCGAAGATCGCGTTCGTGGATCTCACCGACGTGGTGGACTTTACCGGGTCCAGATTGGACGTGAAGGACCTCTCCGAGATCCCGGAGCATGTCCGCCCGGCCATCAAGAAGGTCATCTGCACACCGAGCCAGCACGGCGACAAGGTCACCATCGAGCTGCACGACAAGATTTCCGCCTTGGAGAAGCTGGGCAAGTATTTGAGCATGTGGGTGGACAAGATCGAGCAGAAGACCGTCGTGGCCTTCGAGGACCAGCTCAAAGCCCTGGCCGAGGAGCCCAGGAAGGAGATGGACTTCAGTGACCTCTGATCAGATTCTCATGCGCTTGCGGGACGACTTCCCCTTCTACGCCTCGCGCTGCCTGCGTATCCGCGCCAAGGTGGTTGTAGCTGGTCAGAAGGTCATCCCGTTCGTCTTGAATCGGGCGCAGATGTACCTACACCAGAGACTGGAAGACCAGACGCGCCGCACGGGCCGGGTCAGGGCTCTCGTTCTCAAAGGACGTCAGCAGGGCTGCTCGACCTACATCGGCGGCCGATATTTCCACAAGACCCAGTTCAACCACGGCCTGAAGACTTTCATCCTGGCCCACCGCGACGACGCGACCGACAACCTCTTCAAGCAGGTCAAACGCTACTACGAGAACCTGCCCCAGGTCGTGCAGCCCTCCACGTCCTACTCGAACCGCAAGGAGCTGATCTTCGACCGGCTGGACAGCGCGTATGGCCTGGGCACCGCAGGGTCTGGATCTGTTGGCCGCTCCGACACCATCGACCTGCTCCATGGTTCCGAGGCGGCCTTCTGGGCCAACGTGGACGAGTTGCGCACGGGCGTCCTGCAGGCGGCCGAGATGGCCCAGGAGATCGTCTTCGAGTCCACGGCCAACGGCTACGACCCGATGTTTTTTCCGATGTGGCAGGACGCCGAGGCGGGCAAGGGGCAGTACGAGGCCATATTCATCCCCTGGTACTGGCAGGACGAGTACAGGTCCCAGGTTCCTGATGGCTTCATTCTGGACGAGGAGGAGGCCGAGTACGCCGAGGCCTACGACCTGGATCTGGGCCAGATGGCCTGGCGCCGCAACAAGATCATCGAGCTGAAGGACCCGCTCCTCTTCAAGCAGGAATACCCGGCCACGGCCGCCGAGGCCTTCCAGGTCACGGGCACCGAGTCCTACATCTCCTCCCGGGACGCGGCCGCCGCCCGGCGCTACAAGAACTTGCGGCCAATCGGCGCCCACATCGTTGGCGTTGACCCGGCCCGCGAGGGTGAGGACCGGGCTGTCTACATCCACCGCCGCGGCCGTGTGGCTTGGGGTCTCAAGAAGGAAAACACCTCGAACAGCATGCACATCGTGGGGCGCATCAAGGGCATCCTCGACGCCAAGGATGATCCGGTGGACATGGTCTTCATCGACCGCGGCGGTGAGGGCGGGGCCATCTATGACCGCCTGTGCGAGATGGGAGAGAAGTACGAAAAGCGCATCACCCTGGTCAATTTCGGCAGCACCCGCACCGTCTTGGAACCGGACCGGTACAAGAACAAGCGGGCCGAGATGTGGGGCCTAATGCGCGATTGGTTGAAGGACCCTAACGGCGTCGAGATCCCGGATCTTGATTCCCTGCAGGCCGACCTGACCGCGCCGTCCTACAAGTACGACAGCGAGCAGCGTGTGATCCTTGAGAAGAAAGAGGACATCAAGAAGCGCGGCTTGCGATCGCCTGACGAGGCGGACGCGCTGGCCCTGACCTTCGCTTTCCCGGTCAAGCCACAGGAGCCGATGCGGTCCAGGGCCCAAACAGATTACGACGTGCTGAACTATGGGACGCAGGCAGCGCGTATGGACTACGACGTCCTGGGAGCATGATGAGTTACGTCTTCACCCACAAGGACTATCTGGATAATGAGGAGCTTCTCGCGCTCTATGGGCGCTTGGAAGATGACGCAAATCTATGGAAAACCTTGTGGTACGATGGAGCGCCTGACAGCACAAACGCCTGGTTGGAGCGCATCAGGACGTGGTGGCTTGCGGCCGTATCCGCCGATGACCAAACAGTTGGCATGTTTTGGTTAAATGGGTATCAGGGGCGCACGGCGCAGATCCATTTTGCGATCTTTGAAGAGCACCGCGCGTGGGCGGTAGAGATCGGAAGTGCCACAATGCGCTGGCTTTCGGACCTCAACTGGCTGCACAGCGTGTACGGGCTGACCCCGGCCACGCACCGGCACGTCTTCCCCTTCATCGAGGCCATCGGCTTCAAAATCATGGGGCGAGTCCCGGGGGCATGCTGGATCGAGAGGAAACAGAAATATGTCGACGGCGTGGCAAGCGTCTACGACTTCAGGAGGCAAGCATGAAGATTTACGAGCGCATCGTCATGGACTGGGACGGAAACGTCCTTGAAGAGACTTCTTTCGACTACCAGGGCGATGTGGCCCTGTGCGGCGGCGGTGGCGGCAAGGGCAGCACCCCCAGCCCGCCCCCGACGCCCCCGACGCCCCCGAAGCCTGCGACAGAGAAGGACATGACCGCAGCGGCCAACGACGCCGTCGCGGATCAGGATGCCAAGCGCAAGAAGTACATGGGCCAGCAGGGCACGATCCTGACCAGCGCACTGGGCGCGGCCCAGGACCAGCAGGGCGGCAAGAAACTGCTCGGGCAGTAGGAGATCACCATGGCAGTGGACGTCAAAGAGCTTGCAAACCGCCGCGAGGCGCTGACGCAGGAGCGCAGGACCTGGGAGGCCGACTGGCAACTCTTGGCCCAGCACTTCCTCCCGCGCAAGATGCGCTCCCTGGAGCTGGAAGGCGATGTCACGAACCGGGGCGGCCTGCGAAAGGACGTCCTGCGCTCGACCGGCATCCTGGCCATGCGCGACCTGGCCGCCGGGATGCACGGTGGCATGACGTCCCCTGCCCGCCCCTGGTTCCGCCTGTCCCTGCAGGACGAGGATCTGGCCACCTTCAAGCCTGTCCGTTCCTGGCTTGACGACTGCCAAGACCGCATGCGGACCATCTTCCACCGCTCCAATTTCTACAACGTGGTCCACTCGATCTACGGGCAGCTTGGGACTTTCGGCACGGGCTTCATGTTCGAGCTGGAGGACCCCAAGGCCGGCATCCGCTTCCACCCGTTGTCCGTGGGTGAGTACGTCCTCGACATCGATGAGAACGGGCGCGTCGACACGGTTTTCCGTGCCTGTCCCATGACGACCAGGCAGCTCGTCCGCCGCTTCGGTTACGACAGGCTGCCAGATGTCGTGAAGCGCATCCACGACACGCCCACCCGGATGACCGTTGACCGCTTCATCGTGGTCCATGCGGTCTATCCGAGATCCGACCGCAACCCCGGCAAGCTCGACAGCAAGAATATGCCCTGGGCCAGCGTCTACTACTTGGAGGCCGGCGAGGGCAGCAAGAACATTTCCGGGGGCCTGCAGTACCCGCACCTCCTGGCCGAAAGCGGCTTCCGTGAGTTCCCGGGCTTCGGGCCGCGCTGGGATGTGACCGGCAACGACGTCTACGGTGACAGCCCTGGCATGGATGTCCTGGGCAACGTGCTGCAGATGCAGGCCATGGAGAGGAGCAAGCTCAAGGCCTTGCAGAAGCTGGTGGACCCGCCGATGGCTCGCCCCAGCGGGACCAAGGGTCTGTCCCTGCTCCCCGGCGCCGAGAACATCTACGACGTGAGCGGCAGCAACCAGCCCATCTACCCGATCATGAACATCCGGCCCGACACGCAAGGCGTCATGGCGGCTCTGGAGGACCTCAAGACAGAGATCAAGCAAGGTCTATACAACGACCTGTTCAAGCTCCTCATGGACTCCGACCGTCGCCAGATCACCGCCCGCGAGATCGCTGCGAAGGAAGAGGAGAAGCTGATCCTGCTCGGGCCGGTGCTGGAGCGCCTGCACGATGAGATGTTCATCCCTATGATCGACAGGACCTGGAACCTGATGATGGAGCAGAACATGCTCCCGGAGCCGCCCGAAGAGGTGCAGGGCCAGGACATCAAGGTCGAGTTCATCTCGCTTTTGGCTCAGGCCCAAAAGATGGTCGCGACCACCGCGGTCGACCAGTTCATGGGCTTTATCACCATGCACGGCCAGATCCTGCCGGATCTCCTCGACGTGGTGGACCCGGACAAGCTGGCTGACGGCTACGCCTCCTACCTTGGCCTCGAAACGGACATGCTCCGCGCCCAGGAGGACCGCGACGCCGTCCGGGACGCCAGGGCCCAGCAGATCCAGCAGGCGCAGCAGGCCGAGCAGATGGCGGCCATGCAGGCCGGGGCCAACACGGCCAAGACCATGGCCGAGACGCCCATGCAGCAGGAATCCCCGAACGCGCTTGACACCCTGCTCGGCTCCTTCGGAGGTGGCGCGTGATCGAAGACGACTTCTTCGCCGACGAGGCCAAGGCGGTCGAGCTCCGGCGCAAGGCCACCGAAGGCGTGCAGGACCAGCTCCGCTACGCCCTGGACGCCATGATGGACAACCCGAACTGTCGTACCTTCCTCGCTTGGTTGATCGACAGTTCCCGATATTTCAAGGTGAGCTACGCGAACAACGCGGACGTTTACCGGCACGAAGGCATGCGGCAGATAGGCGCGGCCGTGGTCGAGCTTCTCCTCGAAGCGAGGCCCGACGCCCTGGCCGTCCTCAAACAACACGGCAAGGAGAATTTCCATGGCTGACGAACTGAACACTGGCGCCAACGATAACACGGGCGCGGCTGGTGGCGAGGGCGCGGCACCGGAGAATACCGGAGCGCAGACGCTCCTCGGCGGCGATCCTGGCGTTCAGGATCAGAAGCCCGAGGGGCAGACGGAAGTAAAGGCGGAAGAGCAGAAGCCCGTTGGAGCCCCAGAGGCCTACGCGGACTTCACCTTCCCCGAAGGCATCGAGATCGACAAGGCCCAGCTTGATGCTGCGAAAGCCCAGTTCAAGGAAGCTGGCTACACGCAGGAGCAGGCCCAGAAGGCCATCGATCTGCACATCAAGGGCATGCAGGAGCAGCAGGAGATCTTCCTGCAGGAGCGCAAAAACTGGGTGAACGAGATCAAGGCCGACAAGGAGTTCGGCGGCGACAAGTTCGACACCACGGTCAAAGGCGCCCAGCTCGCCCTGCGCAAGTTCGACGCGGACGGGAAGATGGTCGAGCTGCTCGAAACTTCCGGCTTCGGAGACCACCCCGGCGTGATCAAGTTCCTGGCCCGCATCCATCAGGCGATGGGCGAGGACAAGATCTTTGATGACCGGGACCGTACCAAATCCGACAACAGGCCCCTTCACGAACGCCTCTACGGCAAAGACGGGATGGGGCCAAACCCCCAATAATGTAGGAGATTTATCATGGCAGACACTCTCGTTCGTACCCTGGCCGAGTGGGGGCAGTTCTTCAAAGAGAACGGCCAGCCCCACGATGTGATCGAGCTGATGGATCAGGACAATTCCATCAACGACGACATCCCCTGGATGGAAGCCAACGGCGAAGACGGCCACAAGTCCGTCATCCGCACCTCGCTGCCCACCGTCTACTGGCGCCGCCTGTACCAGGGCGTGCCGTACAGCAAGACCGGCGTGTCGCAGGTCAAGGACGCCTGTGCCCTGATGGAAGCCCGCAACAACATCGACAAGAAGCTCCTGGACATCCACGGCTCGCAGGCTGCTGCCTACCGCGCCCAGGAAGACCGCGGGTTCCTGGAGGCCTTCCGTCAGAAGCTGGCCACCACGCTGTTCTACGGCAACTCGAACACCACCCCGGACGAGTTCAATGGCCTGGGCATGCGCTATCCCACCAAGACCTCCCCGAACGTCGTGGACGCCGCCGGTTCCGGCTCGGCCTGCACGGACATGTGGGGCATCGTCTGGGGCGGCACGGACGTCCACGGCATCTTCCCCAAGGGCGCGAAGGCCGGCCTCTCCATGCGCGTGCTGCCCGAGCAGGACGTGCTGGACGCTTCCGGCAACCCCTACCGCGCCGTTGCGACCCTGTTCGAGTGGAACGTTGGCCTGACCGTTCGCGATTGGCGTTCCGTGGGCCGCATCTGCAATATCGACACGACCACGCTGACCTTGAAGAAGGGCGACTCTGGTTTTGTCGACCTGCACCGCCTGACC